AGCTGTATTCTCGGTCAAGGTCAACGCCAAAACTGTTCCGTTGTCTAATGCATCGAATAATACATCAGGTTGAACGTTAGAACTTGATTCATTATATAACGCTTCAACTGTTAACGTAGCCGATTTCTGTCCGGGTTTGTTACTAACCCAACCACTTGAAGGAGAATCCTTTGTCAAGATGTTTCTCATCTCTCTTGTAACAGATAAAGTCGCTGATGTAGCTTCTCCGATTGCCGTTGACCCATCCTTATAAACTCGCAGGTCTGTTCCGTTAATTATGTCATTTACTGCCATTGTCTATGATTTTTAATTTAAAATAATTTTTTGCGTTTTTTAATTTTAGGTATAGGAATCTCCTCTTTAAACTCAACCGGTTCTTTAGTTTCCTCAACAAAACCGAATGGTAATATTTCAACACAATATCCTTCTTCGATTAGCTCCAATGCCTTTTTTCGCATAATGTGTACCATTCGCCCGGCTGAAATCCATTTGTTTGTTGCCGAGTTAAACCAGTCTTTTACAAATCTAACTTCCATTATCTTTCACGTTTTAATCGTATATCAAAATCTAAACTTTGCCAAAACACGCCCAAATCTTCATCGTATTCTCCATCATTTTGCCCTTGAAAACGGATTCGTTGGATGGCTTGGCTCTGTACCGTTCCTGTATAAAAATCCAACGCGGATCTAACCGCATTTGATAAAGTTACATTCGCATCGTATTCTAATGCGTAGCAATCGATTTGTACCGAAATAGTATCTAATGGACTAACTCCATCTTTAGTCATAGTCGGCTCTTGATTCGTGACCGTATAAACGCAGAAAGGAAACGATGTATCTTGCGAAGCAATAATTGGAAAAATGCGAGTAGAAACCGAAGCAGACACGGTAGCATCATTCGATAGAATTGAGTAGATTGCTTTTCCGATTTCATTAGATGTTGCCACTATGCTACTTTTTTAAGAGTTGGTTTTATTCTACTTAAATACCTGTCAACTCCTTTACTAATCATTGTAAATACTATTCCTGTTGATTGTCGCAATGCTTTGTAAGTTACCTTCTCTCCAAATGCCCTTGAACTACCATATATAATATGTGCGTACCATCCATTGTGCCTTTTCTCATTCGGATTTGGTACGGATGTTTTTCTGTTAATTACAGGACCAACAATGCCAATAGGTGCTTTATATCCTTTTACTTTTGATATTACTTGAATCGATGATTTTATGTTTCCGATTCCATATTTGCCGCTAACTCGTCCATAACCTTTACCAGCTTTTTTATTTCCCACCACTTTAGGAGTCTTGTAAGTATATAGAACATCACTTCTTAATTTTTTGGGTGCAAAATATCGCTTGATTGAGTTATCTCGTTGCCTCGGCTTGGCTTTAGGTGCTAAAACCTTTGCTTTTATCTTAACTACTTCCGCAGCTGGTTCAATTATCTTCCTTAATTCGTTGGCATCTCCAACCTTTTTAATCAGCTTTAATATATCTTCATTAAATGCGGTTAAGTCAACATCAAGTATCTGTGCCTCCCTAACAGATTGATTCATATTCTTATACGGACCACGCGGCGAACTTCCACTTAAAAAGCTATTAAGGTAGTTCTGCGCTCTACCTCTGTTGTAATTGTGTTGACCTAATATCCTTTTATATATAGCCATTACTTATAAGCTTTTGCTTCTAATACCATAAACTGTTTCTCCGGCTCGTATGTAATCCGGTCAATATCATAATACCTCGAATCGTAATTAATCCGCATCTTCTCGGTTACATCAGTTCTGTGCCGTACCGTAAATTCTACATTTCGAACCGTAGTCTGTTTCGCAACCATTTCTTTTTCATCAGTACCTACCTTTTGATATGAAATCGCAGCCCATACGGTTGCGAATGTAGACCAAGATTCAGATATGGCTCCTGATGCGCTTCTGGTTTCGGAAACGGATTCAATCGCAATCCGCTCGTTCATTCTTCCCAGTATTTCCGTTTTATTCCAGACCTTCATTAGATTCCGATAAATAGGTTATAATTTAATCTGTCAAGAAGCGATTGCGAAGCCGAATATTTCTCTTTTACAAAGTCGCTTCTGTTGTGGTACATATCTGACAAAACCAATCTTACTGCCTGTCGAATCGAAGCCGGGACATCTGAAGACGCATCTCCGTATCCAGCAACGTAAGTTACCGTTAACGAATTTATTTCTGCCAATATATCCGGGAACACTTCGCCATAGGCTGGTGTAATTCGTGCTGCCTTTCTATAGGTATCGACTTTATATAAGGATGCGTTCCAAGTCTGTTCCGTTTCGTTCGTGTCGGTGTAGGTTATGCTCGTTACAGATTGCACAGGATGGACGGTTAAAAACAAGGTCGGAAACAAATCGCCTATTTTCGGCTTCGGAATTTTATCAAAAACTTCTTGTATAGTCTGTGTAATGAATTTTTGACCGAGATAATTTTCACAGTAGTCAGTTGCCGAAGCAACCATATCAGAAATAAGCGTGTCATCGGCAGAGGTGTCTATTTTTAAATAATTTTTAGCTTCTGATGTTGTCAGAATAGGAGTAGAAGGACCAGATGTAACTTTAAAGTAACCCATTATTTACTTTTACGAGTCGTTCGTTTTTTTGCCGTGTTCGTTGCCGTTTCCGCTTCTGTATTTGTTTTGGTTTCGACTTTTGTAGTTTCAACCAAAACCGCGTAACCTTCCTTTATTAATTTATCAGCTAATTCCTTTCGGACAAGCCCAGAATGACCAGCATTATAAGCCATTCTGAACTTTCCGGTAGGAGATTTGATAAACTTAACTCTTATCAAATCGCTCATATTAATAAGGTTTCTTTAAAGTAATTCTGTGAGTATAAATAGCAGATTGTGTACCAGCACCAGTTATGATAATTCTTTGTCTTACACCATAATTATCTCCGAACATATCTGTAATCTCTCCATCTGCATCAACAGAATCGGTTGCAATTGTGTACCATTCATCGCCACTTAATGCGTTAGATTCCTGTACTGTCAATGTCAAATCAATTGTTCCTGATTCTTGAACACCTTTAACCGTGTGATTATATTTCCAAAAAGAATATAACAACGGATTAATTGTGATGGTATCAGCTTCGCTATCAGTAATAGTATCAGAAGCCGTAGTTCTGTAAATCTCATACCCAGCATCAAATTCAGAATTTCTTGCTGCAGTAAAGATTAGGGATGCAGCCAAAATGACTGCACCACCAAATAACATTAATTTATTCATTTCTTTATTCATTTTAGATTATATACCTTGAACAACAGAAGCATCCTTCATAGCAGAGAATGAAGCAGCGTGTCTAACGGCAACATCCCACCAAGAATTAACTACTAATGTAACTAAAGCGTTCTTTGCACTCGTAAATGGATCTATCACGAGGTCGATTCCTGCCCAGCTTCCAATTATGAGTTCGCTGAAATTTCCAAAGATAATCGCGTGAAGGTTGCTTCCATTTCCTTTAGTCAAGTCAGAAGGAACTAAAGTAGAAACTCTTGCTCTATAACCGTTCAATTGTCCTTCTCCAGCTACTGCGCCATCAACAAAAATGAATTGTGCAGTATTGTTAGCCTTTTCAGCAGTCTTTAAATATCCTCTAACGCCCGGAGTAGTTAAATATGCCAAGTTACCGAAATCTGCGTTTGCGGATGCTACGTCAGTTTCGAGTTCTATAATATTTGCAAATGTTGGGTTTGCTCCATCAGTTCCTCCGGCTACATCACCAATTCCAGATGTATTTAAGATACCTGTTGGCTGGTTGTTACTTCCGCTACCATTAATCGCAGCAGTATCTAAAGCATTAGCGATTGCAACAGATAATCTCGTTCTAATCATATTCTCAACATCGATAGTTGACTGAACCATTAACTGCTTACTAATATCGGTAAATGCCCCGAGTCGGTTAGGGGACATTTGTATCCTGTCGAAGCTGGGGGACGTTTCTTGATTGGCGTCATTTTCTCCCTCCCATTGAGCAGAAGCAGCAGAATCGTTTCTTGGAAAATCAATGTTTCCTGTTAATCCTGTCAAGTAAGTAGCACCTAACGATTCAGTCACCAACCTTGGATCAAGGAATGGAATCAATGCGCCTACTTCAGTTTGAATAGTGAAACCACCTTGAGTTGTTGTACCAGCAGTCATATCCCTTTTGGTACCCGGACTTCTCATCAGCATTGTAGGAATGGTCAAGTTACCATTAGGTGTTAAACCAGCTGCTCTTGCTTCTCTAACACCTTCTTGATGCATTTCAGCCGCAACACCTTCCAATCTTCTTCCTTCAACTAATTGAGTAATCGCTCCATCCTGCCCTGTCAATCTAAATTCAGTAGCAACCTTTTCTTCTTCAGTTTTCTTACTAACGTTTCTTCTTGCGTCCTCGTTTGCTTTTCTCTTTGCCTCTTCGTTAGCCTTTCTTAACTCTTCAGCCTCAATGAAAGATTCTCTTTCAATTGACTTGTTAAGGTCTTCAGCCCTCTTGCTCAATTCATCCCACTTTTTACTCATTTCTTCGGTAAACTCGTTACCACCGGCAGAACGGTGAAGCGCGGTCATTTGATCCAACACTTCAGCGCGTGCCTGACGTAGTTCATCAGATTTTTTCATAATTACTTTCTGTTTAATTTTAATAAATATAATTCACGGTTCCGAATGGCATCCGTGTTGGAATTTTCTTCCTTTAATTCTTGATTTTTTAATTCGTCTATTTTTCGTGCCTGTACTGATGTGCTTTCATAAGCCGGAAACGTAACCGGAGCAACATCGTATAGTTTCTTAATTTTCTTAATCGTTCTGTAAACGGTATCTCCTTCCTTTCGATATTCATCATCTTCAATCGTAAACGCAAACGAAGATTGAGATATATCGCCTCTTTTGATGGATTCGTACATATCTCTTCCTAACTGGGTATCAGGCATATCGATTTCATAGGCTAATCCATTCTCATCAACCATTAATCGCAATGTTCCAGCCTTGGTTCTGCCCAAAACAAAATTGCTATCGTGATTAAATAAAGCCCGGACATCTTCCATATCCGTGTCCGAAAACGCTTCCCGGTCGATTGTTTCAATGAATCCGCCTAAATCTCCGCTTCTGTTTTCAAATGTGGCAGCGTAACCGCGCACGGTTCGTTTTTCCTCCTTATCCATCGCCCTCAATTCCATCCCAAATGTTCTTATTTCTTTTTCCATTATTCTGGATTTACGTTTTCTTTAGAATTACTCGCCAATGGCATTCCGTATTCATCTCCACCATCGTAGCCATTTAATCCTTCTTTCTTTCTAATTTCGTTTGGATTCAATGCCCTAATATTATACATAGTCTGGTATAATCTCGCTCTGGAATCGGTATCTCCTTGTAATAACCCATCTAAATCAAATTTCACAAAGGTTTTGCCCCATTGCGAACGCGGAAATAATTTAGAGTTAAACTCGGATTCGATTCGTTTAGTCCAGGATCTCAATGTGTACTGGACAAACATTCGATTTAGCAGTTCGGAGTTGTTAAAGGTTTCAGTTTGACCTAATAACGTAACCGGTACACCGGTAATATTCGAGATGTCCGTAATGGTTAATTTTCTCGCATTGATGTCGTTTTGGTCAACCGCTTTTCCTGTTTGTCTATATTTAACTCCATTAGATAGTAGCGCAGTTTTACCAGAGTTATCTGAACCCTGATATTTTCTATTCCAACTTTCCTCGATTATATCCCTTTGTTCCTTTGATAGTGCTTGGTCCGTTTCCAATACGCCTCCAATTTGCGCTCCATTGCCGTAAAAATTAGCACCGTGTCGAATTTCCGCGATACCTCTTCCTAATGTATCTTGCTGGTAGTCAATCACGGATTTACCCATTATACCATCTTCGCTATACATCCGTAAATGGATTATATCAGAAGCCGGTACTGATTCCTTATGTTCGTGCAAATAATAAAAATATTCGTTACCGGTTTTAAATTGTTCCCAATCGCCTGTCACCAAATGCAATCTGTCAATCGCTCCAGACGAATCTGTCATTATATGGATTAGCGCGTTTCCACCTTTGTAATTAGATGAACCTGTAAACAATTGCCGAACCATAGTTTCCATAAATGTAAACTTGTCAAGGTTTGGATCCGGTCTAAAATTGATTAAAGGATAAACTGGATGATTTACGGCTTCGGATATGTTTCCTTCTTCGTCCTTTGTGTAAACGGTAAATGGTAACGATGCGATTTGTTCTGATAATATCGTAACCGCTCGGAAATAGGCTGGAATAGATTGCGATGTTTTCCA